TCTCATGCGTGGCGTAGAAGGGAAAGAATGGGATGACGAAGATTATGCCTATCTTTACAGAGAAATTGACGCAGGAGTTGAATTAGCAATTAAAAGATGGGAAGAACTAGCAGATATGTCAGATTTAGAAATTGCAGACGAACTGTGGAGAATTTTTAATGATGGAAAGATAAAGGTTTAACCTGTGCCTAGATATTTTATTTTAGTCAGCCCCAACAGTGTTATGCCAAATGCTATTCCTGTTCTGTTTACGTACATACAGGAAAAAGACTACACAGACGGCGTTTACACAGCCTATTCGTCTGACGAAGTACTGCAAGAAGAGTACAATCGTTGGCTACAAAAGAATTATTACATTGTTCCAAGATTCGTTAACAGGTTTGGTTATCTGAGTGTTGATTTTGGAAAAATACGAGACGACGAGCATCTTGACGAATTATTTAAGAAAGCGCTAATAAATAATCGTGTAGTCAAAGGGAAGTCTCTTGACTGGGTAGAACTTTCTACCAAAGACTTCTTATCCAACGCTCCCACAATAGAATTCAAGAAAGGCTCATACACAAAGCCTCAACTTAGGGAGAACATCAAGAACCGCATTATGGCTGGCAGTAAGGGTGGCAATCCGGGGCAGTGGTCAGCACGCAAAGCGCAATTGTTGGCGCTAGAGTATCAAAAAGCGGGTGGTGGCTACAGGGGTAAAAAACGCGAGACACAGCGTTCGCTAAAGAAGTGGACGAGAGAGAAATGGAGAACATCAGATGGAAAGCCAGCGATTCGTAAAGGTGGCACTCGCAGGTATCTCCCTGCTTCTGCTTGGAGTCGTCTTACTCCTGCGCAGAGACAGGCGACAAATAGAAAGAAAATCTCAGGAAGTCGCTCGGGTAATCAATTCGTTGCAAACACAGAAGCAGCACAAAGGGCTGGCAGAAAAGCCCGCAATGATTGATAAGTGGTATCAGACATTTGGACAATCACACGGTCGTTTTTTGTGAGTGCCTGCTCTTTGACCTATCGCCCACCATGTCCATAATCATCTTGATAGCACGGAGCCCCCGTGTTTGTTTATCAAGTTCTACCCTCATTTGAGAAATCTTTTTATTTAGGGAAATTATTAGAAAAAACTGGACACCCAGAAGAACTAACACAAGACAAGCAAGCAGGAACATTTTCACCTCCATCAGAGAAAGAGTATTTTACCACTTTCCTATCGGGCAAGACTCCATCTCGTATTCAACTTTTGTGAGCAAAAAACATCCACACAACTTGCATGACTTGCGCCATTTGCGCATTTGGGGACATTTCTTGCAAGCCGCATACCTATAGGCGGCTACCTGAAGGGGCACTTTCCGTGGCCCCGTTACTTGAGTCTCGTCCCGCATTTCAAACAAAATTCCGACCACGGGTAATACCTGCGCATGTTTGTGGGGTGAGAACAATCAATAGTTTCTGTAACAAAGTTGTTTACGGAATCACGAATCATCTGAGACATTGTCTTGCCTACCTTCTCAGCCGTCTGCTTCCATCTCTCTCTATCGTAGTCAGTGAGGCGAATCAATACCGTTTTGTCGGCAGGACCAGACTCTGGCGACAACTCAGTAGATATATGCATTCCTTGTGCCATCTCTTTTTCCAGAGCCGCTTCTATGTTTCCGTTATCTTTCATCAATAACCTCTGCGTCCAAAATATCCATGTCTTTCTTTTCTGCTTGTTCTAATATGCCAGCAACAGTAGCCGCTGGCAAGACCCCAGATGCTCCCATAATTGCCAGAAGTTGACGAGCCTCTGTTTCGGGGTCAAAGGCGTTTACAGCAGCCGGCCCCGCTGCAGCGCCAGCAAGGGTTGCATGGATTGTTGTCTCTGTATTTCTGATATCCATATTTACATTAATGTTGTTTGATGATGACTGCTCCATGCCTAAAAGTTTGGCTCTTCTATCAATAATAGAGAGAACCTGTTGTATGGCTTTGAGGTCTGGCTCTACTGCCACTTCTGTACCGTCGTCCATTCTTATCTTTCTATGCTGTGTCATGGGCCAGATTGCCGACTGAAGGTTGTCCAGACGCTCCAGTTCCATCCGTAAGACCTCTGGGTAGGCAAGCAGTGCCTCTTTGTTCATCTTTTCCAACTGCCGACGGACAGCCATGTTGACTGCGCTTGTAGACATATCAAATCTTCTTGCGATTTCTGTGGCTGAAACTCCCGCTTGGCGCATCTTGAACACACGAAGGTCTCGCTCTGCGAGAAACTCTCTTGTCATGACCTTGTTTTGTTTGCTCATTTATTTACCTTAGCGTATTCCAGCACTTCAAACGGGAATAGTTTTCCTCTCCTCATTTTAGTAGGAAATGGGCGCTCATCACGAGCACCCCTGAAATGGCGCACATCGTAAACATGAAGACCCCCAGTTAGGTCTGGTGTCAGAGAAATGCCGAACTCTGGCCAGCGGGACCACACGGCGGAGCCGAACGGACGCAATTGGCGATTTGTCATACTGTCACCCAATGGGGCATGGTGTTCCAACCACAAGGCACACTTGTACACATCCCTGATGTAATCAAAATAGCGAGCAACTTCTACTGCAACAGCCTCAGATGTGCGACCACCTGGGTCAATGAACGCTTTATACAAAGGACCCATAACAAGTAGTTCTGGCTTAGTGTCCTCAATGGCCCTCTCCAAAACCATTCTGTCCTCTGGCTTCAGCAAGTCTAGCCCCGATGGCTTCACCAATAGTTTCGCAGAGGGGGATGTCGTGTATCCACGAGCAAGAGCCGTTTTCATGATTGACGTTGATGTACGCCTGATGATTCGTTCAGGGTTTTCCAAGTCAATAGTAAGTGTTCTTATCTGTTTCATCTTTTGATAAGTAAATGGGTGTATCCCGCAACCTGAGAGTATCGCTACCTGCCGTGCAAGCATTGTTTTACCAACGCCCTCTGCTGCAACAACAATGACTCGCTCACCACGCTCAATAAGTTCGTCTATTACCCAATCATATGAATCATCTCCGCCCTCGTTTACAAACGAAGCCCAATCAACCAAGCGACCAAAATCTGTGGGTCTGTCTCTCGTTGCGAGAAGAGCAATGTCCTGAGCCCTAACAAGGATTTGCTGTGGTGTTAAGTCACTTCTAACAAGAAGCGCCTCCAACTTTGTCTTTGCTTCAGAGAAAGCATCGCTCAGAGGCGGGGCCTCTGAAGCGGGAATAGCGGGAATAGGGGCGTGCTCAAGAGAAACAAATTCGTCAAGGTCTCCACCGAGAGCAAGATATTCGGTTACATCTTTTCCTTTTGGTGTAGCCCATATGTTTGCGCTACAACCAGCCTTTGACAATTCAGTAAAAACTAAGTTTGCGTGTGCTATTCCAGGTTCGTCATTGTCTGCAATTATTTCTACTTCTGCGCCAGCAAGAACCTGTGTGTGGATGTCTAACCACTTACCAGCCCCGCCTGGCATTGTGGTCGCAACAATACCGAGTTCTATGAGAGTGTCAGCATCTTTCTCGCCCTCGACTACCCAAATTGGATAACCGCTTGCAACAGCGTTCACAACTGCTGGAAGGTTGTAGAGAATTTTTGGTGTGTCGCCTAACGAGTATTCCCAACCACCACGACCGTCTGGTTTTCGTTGCCGAAATGTTTTTTTGCCATCACCATCTATGTAACGCAACTTTTGAAACAATAAAGTTCCATCAACATCATTATAGTTGTATGTCTTTAATAAGTCAAGTTTATCTTTTGTTTTCTTTTGGGGAGGAAACAACGAAGCAAGAGTAAGACCTACTGAATCACATATCTCTTTTGTTGAACATGGTGAGCCCCGATGGCAGGTGATGAGAACCTTGCCTGTTTTTTCATCTTCCGATACTGACAACGAGGGGTTATCGTCATCGTTGCGACACGGACAGCGTGCTTCCCAACCATTCCCTGTTTCCTTTACCCCTTTTAAGCGAGCAAGAAAATCGTCCGTGTGTTGCAGGGTCACTGCTTTGCTGCTCTCTCCAACAGGAACTCTCCACCATTAGCGTCACGCAAACCTACGCCTTTAAAAACTATTCTGCCTTCTCTACCAAGATTTACTTTTCGTTCCCATCGAATGCGTGCTCGCTCTTGTTCGTCCATGCCACCCCAAATACCCCACGGTTCCCACTGTAATGAATACTCAAGACATTGTTCTATTCGTATGCAACCAATACATATAGATTTCGCCACGCTGGTGTTTTTTCTAAGTTCAACAAGTTCTTCTCGTTTACCTGTTTTTTGAAGAGGAAACCACCACTCTGTCGGGTGACCAACACAGGCCCCGTCTTCTGGCGCAAACACACCTTGATTCATTGACTCTCCCTGTTTGTTATACGAGTTACATCTTTTTCAGTTAGAAAAACTGTTGCGTAACGCACACGAAGAATACCAGCATCATCTGTAGTTACCAAATCAACCGAATCAATTGGTATGCCAAATCGTGAAGAAATAGTTGCACGAATCATAGAGACTTCCGTTTCCAATGTTGCCATTTCTTCATCGGATACAATTGGCAATCTTGCAGGAGATGATATTGCTTTCATTTCAGACACACGAGCGTCCGTGCGAAAACATTGAACACAAGCAAGTTTGGGAGATGAAGATGCTCGTGGTTTTGTCTCCATGTGACCGCACGAAAGCAGATGATGATATTTGACCTGACCCCAACCGCCGACTCTACGTATTTCAACTACGTCGCGACGCGGGGCTTTGCGATGTTCTGTTGTCACAGACGAATGATAGCGAAAAACCCTGTCCAGCGGGAGGTACTGGACAGGGTTTTCAGTTAATACACACTATGAGTGTGCTTTAAAGTTTTAGAAAGGTTCGTCTGCGGGAACAGTTTCTTTGATGCGCTTTGGTGCTGACTTGGTCGAGTCGTTTTGTTGACTCGGCTTGCGACGCTGTACGGACTCAAGTGAGCCTGTACGGATTCCGACTTCCATCGCTTTGACCTCTACAGTAGAGCGCTTCTGTCCTGTTTCCTTGTCGTCCCATGAACGCTGGTCGAGGGTCCCGATTACAACAACACCCATTCCCTTTTCAAGAACATTTGCTGAGTTCTCTGCAAGATAACCCCAAGCGACAATGTTGAAGTACGATGTCTTCTCCACCTTTTCGCCTGTTGCTGATGTGTAGTTGTCGTTTACCGCGATTGAGAAGGTCAACTGCGCTTTACCGTTAGTTGTGAACTTCAGTTCAGGGTCTGAGGTGAGATTACCCACCAGTGATGTCGGCGTGATTGCCATGATTGTCTCCGTAACTATTTGTTGATTCCGACAAGTTGCATCTTAGCCCCTTACATGGCATACTGCAACCATGCAACATGACGAATTTCAAGTACGCCTTAACACAATCAAACACATCTCTAAGATGTTGCTGGAGATGGCAAATATTGACTTTGAAAGCATGACACCAGAGCAGGAAGAATCACTGCTTGAAGATTACGAAGAAATCGCTACATTTTTACTTGAATCTATGGGTTTTGAGCCGGGGCAATCAGATGACGGGGTCACTTTTAAGGCTGTTTTCTCTCTACAAGACCCTGAAGAATATATTCAAAAAAAATTGGAAGAAGACAAGTCTTCAAACCCTTGATACACAAGGGCTACAGAGAACACCCTCGTAAAACTCTTGCTGGGTAAGGGTTTCGTCTAGGTAGACAACCCAGTCCTTAGAGGGTAAAATAGTAGTAGTTCAGTTACCGCTGACGACGACATAGGCAAGCGCTTGTTATCTGCTTGTTGACCTATCCGCCGAGCACAGGAGAAACCCTTGAAACACCCCGTACGCCTTTTGGCTATTTCTATATCTATTGTGTCCTTCATTGGACTAGCGACGAAAGCCGAGGCTACGGATTCCCCTCCGACTACTTCAATACCCACGGTTGTGACAACGAGCCCCGCGACTCCGGAAGTAAAAGCGTCAAAATACGCTGGCATGCACCCAGAGTTGGTAACGCAACTGAAGTCAAAAAAGGGCGGTTCTATTAGGTTTTGGGAAGCAGTTTCATGGTGCGAGACAAACCACAACTGGAATAACGGTGGCAACTGGTCTGGTGGGTTAGGAATGGCGCAATCAGTTTGGCGTAATTACGGAGGAAAGCAATTCGCTTCTCGTCCACCTAGAGCAACCAAGCACGAGCAGATAATTGTTGCTAACCGTGCTGCTTTCTTCGGTTTTCAAACTAGAAACACATTCATGAATCTTGATGACAAAGCAAACAACAAACCTTTCTTCCGACCAGCAGTTGGCTGGAGAAGCATGAAGAACTGGGGTCGGGGCTGTATCAATTGGGAAACACGCAAGCCGTTGCGAGATAGATACACCGAAGCAGGAGTGGCTGAATGGAAGAAAACCAGACCAGGATACAAGGCTACTTCGGGCAAGGTTTCCTCTCAAAGCATTAGCAGTACGCAAGTAAAAAGTTGCCCTCAGTGGGAAGCAAAACTAAAAGCGCAAGGACTTGTGCCTGTGAAAAAGTTTTCGTACATAATGTGGCGCGAGTCCCGTTGTCAAGAAAAGGTTGTTTCTAAGCCGAACTCTAACAAAACAAGAGATTACGGATTACTGCAAATAAATTCATCATGGAAGACAGTAACTAGGCAAGTGTGTGGAGGAAAGAATATAAATGTTCTTCTCAACTCAAAGTGCAATCTGAAAGTAGCCAAGTACCTTTTTGACAATGGTGGTCTGTCTCATTGGAAAGCAACTTCAGGAGAAGGTTGATTTTGTCTTGCTTACAAGGCATAATGTAATTGTGAGTAGGCAATTGCTGAAAGAACAGTACGGACAAGAAGTCATACTTATGTGTTCGTGTTACGCACATCGCTCACATCTAATGGATGCAAGAAGGACTAAGTGTCCAGTCTGCATGACCGAAGCAAAGTTACTTATGGGCGACTCTTGGGAAGAGATAGAACTTCATTACGGAGTAAAACGCTAATACTTTGTTTCCGTATAACGGGGCGCTTCGCCACACTTCCACGAGGCATCACGGTCGTTGAACCAACATCCACACTTACTGCACTTGCCAACTGTTTCCGACGGCTTTGCTAATTTCAAAGCCTCTTCACGGGTTAGTTGCTCTGCTTGACGAGCAGTAATCGGTATAAATTGGTAGGGATTGGGAACTTGCTCCCATGCGTGTGTGAGTTTGTTCGCCTCACGTTCCCCATCGGTCCCGTTGAACCGAATTACTTCCCCTTTTGTTTGTCTAGGCATCCGTAGTGTCATTTGGTGATTCATCCCATTCCATAATCTCGGCAACAATCAACTTAGAATACTTTCTTCTAAGTCTCCAAAGTTTGTCATTGAACTCACGAAGTGCATCTGTTTGACGAGCCTTGTCTGCAAGTTTGTCATCAAATGTTCCGTACACCTTGAACGCAATGTTGTCTAAATCCGGGGCTTCAATCAAGATGTCTGAAATCCAGTCAGCCTTCTTGTCCATTGACATCATCATTTCGGCTAAACCATCGTATCCGAACTCGTTGTACACTTTTCCTACAACAATGTCGCAGTAGGTTTTTCTGTACAACAAGTCAGCAGTTCCAGAAGCAACGAACTGAGAAAGAAACTCAGCCATTATTTCCGAGGGTTCTTGTTGGTCTTCATTTTCATCCATCGTGACCCCCAATGTATCACCAATACTATTGTGACAGCAGGGTGTGTCAAGCCAGTGAAAGAATAAGGGATTGCGCCTCAACTTTTTTGCGTGTTACCCAAGAGTTGTAATCCATTGACGCAATTGCTCGCTCGTTTGGTTTGGCGTCCCGATAATGGTCTAGATACTCACCAATTGCGTTATAAGCAGACCAACCGTTGAAACCGTATCCACCTGCGTTCTTGTCGTTCACATACAGACCACGAACAAGAAGATGAATGTCATCAACATTTTTCTTCTGTCGGTCTGTCTCGTCTTTTTTGTGAGGAAACACTTGATTGATGACTTTGTCCAACTGAGAAGAACCAGCCGGGACTGGGATGCGAAGCATTGTCTCAGCCATTTTTACAAAACCTGTTGACCACATTCCTGCCATAGAAATAACTTCACTAGCCTGCTCAATTGCGTTGTCTGCATTGCGTGTGTGACGGGCTGTGAACACTGCGTTTGCCGAATGAAGCCCCGACATCACTGTGTTCTTGCACACGGCACGGATAGAGGTGTTTGCGTAAGTAATGGGCGTCTTTCCGTCGTGTCCGTTGCGAACCAACAAATAACGCTGAATCTTGTCATTTATGCCAGTTGGGTCAATGATGAGTTGTCCGAGGTCTAGGCAAGCGAAGAACTCACGACCCTCGTTTAGAACACCACAAGTGTCTACGATTGCGTCGCCTTTGGAGGCCCCGACAATGTCTAGCGCACGGTCAAGACAGTCTTTGTTTTGCTGAACTACAAAACGAGTTCCAACTGTTGAAAGTCCGTCAATTGTTCCATCTGGATTTAGCCGAACTGTTGCACGGCTGTCTGAGATGAATACGGGGCTACCGTCGGGGTTACGGAGGGGGTTGAGTTCGTCATCAACTGCGATTACCTTTGTAAGTGCAACATCAAAGTCTGCTTGGGCTGCTGCAAGCATCGCCTCGGCTGTCTGGAGCCCAGCCATTGCTGTTCCCAGCCTGTGCCAAGGGATTTCCCTGTCGGCGTAAGCCATTTTGGCTTTTCCTGCGCTGTCTATTTCTAATGCGTGAACCATACTGTCTAATCCTTCCGAATAGATTTATCTGAAGCATACCACCAGTCCGACGGGACTGCAACCTTGGGGGTAGGGGGCTAGTCACCTAGACCAAGCGTCCTTGTCCTTGTGGATAAAGTCTGTCAGTCGGGTAGGCACGATATGACCGTACTTGTCCCACACGACCTTTGCCCCGATAACCGTGAGGGTCAAGACACCCATTTTCACGAGGAACCAGACTGCGATTAGTGCTTCTTGGAATATGTTCATACTTCATTATGCCTTGTAGTGAACTAAACAACAACCCTAGTGACGAAAGTCACAAATAGGAAAAGTAGTGAAAAAAGTTTACTTACAAAACTCTAAACCCAAAAAATAACAATAACTCGGGGCCCCAAAGGGGGGCTCACCATATTTCCTAATGGTATTACGGTGGTGGAAAGCCTTTGTTACAGATTGCTGAAAGGGTCTTTCTTCGCCCTACGGCCCCGTGCGAAGGAAGTAATCGGGTGCCACACCCTGAGTGCGATAAATGTGCTGATGATAACAACCACAAGCCAAGGGTCAATAGCGATACTTATGTCCACTTCTTTACCTTCTTGCGCACCTTGATTTTGTAACCGTTGAAACGGAGCAATTCAATAATGTGTTCGGGTATTCCGTCAGTAATCACTATCCCCTTTTGGTTTAGTGCTAGACGAATGATGTCCTTCTTCTTTGCCATGCTTTCAGTATGCCGTGTAAGGGTCAAGAACGCAACCTTGTTGCTAATCTTCCGAACCATAACCGAGAAGACGGAGTATCAACTGGCTCGCCCCCTCAGCGTCTTCGGCGGGACTGCCGTCCACAGCCTGATTTACAACACCACGCTTACGCTCAATGAGTGAGTAAATGTCCTCATCTATCGTCCCATCACACAACAAATAAGTTGCCGTGACGGATGATTTCTGCCCCAACCTATGACAGCGCGAATAAGTTTGGTCTATATCAGCGGGTGTCCAGGGTAATTCCACAAACAATACATCTTGTGCGACCTGAAGGTTGTGCCCCGTTTTCGCCGCTTGGATTGAGAGAACAATGACTGGGGCTTCTTCACATGGAAGTGTCATGAACTTGTGCTTCTGTGCTTCTATCTCGTTGATGTCCATGCCCCCTTGTATGCGTAAGTTTCCGAACGCAAGTGCGAGTTCATCTACTACATCTCTGTGGTGAGCGGCGATTACGACTTTGCGTCCTTCCGCAACACGGGACTCCACCCACTCTTTGATTGCTGGCATTTTTGCTTTTGCTGACAAACGCCGTAAAACAGAAAGGCGAACCAAGTGTTGGTTTGACTCTGCTTTGATTTTCGCTACGACTGCTGCTGAGTTCGGGTTTAGTCCGAGTTCTAGTGCTATCTCTTTCGCTCGTTGCATGAGGTACTCAACAATGTCTGTTTCTGCTTTTTTGTATTCCTTCATGCCGGCCGTAGCCCCGTCGACAAGCACAGGGTCGTGGACAACAGGTGGAAGGTCGGACAGTACTTGTTCTTTTGTACGCCGAATGTAACAAGTTGAACGAAGTAAGTCATTTAGTTCATCAAGATTGCTGTGACCATCAAGGTGCCACTGCCCCCATTTGTCTTTGAAGGCCCCGCAGTAACGTCGGTAGAAGCCCCACTCTCCTCCGAACTTATCTAACTTTCCAAGAATGTTTAGTTGGCTTGCATACTCGGCTGGTCGGTTAGTAACTGGTGTGCCTGTCAAACACAGAACACTTCCGGATTTCGGGGCTGAGCGTGCGATTTTTACGGCGCTCTTTGTTCTCTGTGCTTGTGGCGACTTGCAATAATGGCTTTCGTCAAAAACATAAGATTTATGGTCAAGAAGTTGCTTTTCCCAATGTTTGATGTTAGAATAACCAATAACAATTACATCGTAATCAGAAGGAAACTCTTTACGGTCTTTTACGACTGCAACCCTGATGTGTGGAAGCCACCTATTGTATTCTGCTTTCCAGTTCAGAACCAGAGTTGCGGGGCACACGACGACGGCTGGGTACGCATCATTACCTGCATGTTCTAATGTTGCAATCGCTTGCAAGGTTTTTCCCAAGCCCATCTCGTCTGCAATAAAAGTTCGCCGTGCATTACTTGCGTAAGCAACCCCTGCTCGTTGGTATGGAAGAAGCGGGAGTCCCGCCACAGCAATGTCTGCGTCAGTAAGCCGTGATGCTTCTCTAAGTTCGGACAGCGATGTGTCTACTGCTTTCAACATTTCACGAACTTCGTCTGGAACTTCTTGCTTGAAGGTGTCTGCCCACTTGACTGCCTCGGCGATGCTGGTTTTCGGGGCTCGCCACGCCATCGTCTTCTTGTCCCATGTAATTCCAGCGATTTGTTTGACTGACTGAATCATTACTCTGTCGTAACCAAAGTGCAAAAAGAGCCACTTCTCGTCGCATGTGATGCCCCGAGTTTCGTTCTTGCGAGAAGGGAGTGTAAACAGCAGGACTTCAGGTTCTATCTCAAACCCATTAGTCTCTGCGAACTCCCTCACCTCGTTTATTGAGGGCATCGGGGCTCGCCACACACGTGCAACCTTGTCCCACTTCGCACCCTTTATTGCTTTGACTTTTGCTACCTCACCCATGTCGTAGGGGAACTCCAATACAAGGTGGTTGTCATCAAGGCTGAGTCTTTTCACACACGTTATTGTAGCCCAGCGTTTTGAGTTCAGAGTTGAGTGGGTACAGCAAAGAGCCCACCTGAGGAGGGGTCAGGTGGGCTCTCGCTGTCTGTTGTTTGGGTGGGTTTATTCCTCCCAAACGTGTATTTTGTCGTCAATACACTCAATGTCGTACGCAAGCCAAGTTTGGTATGTTATGCCACACTTGCAAGTTTCCTCACAATCAACCATTGTCACCTCCATGTACCCATTATGCCTTGTAAGGGTAAGAATGACAACATTAGAAACAAAAAACTTTTCCACAGTTTTTTCCACAGGCTGTGGATAACTATGAGACTGTGGATAACTATGAGGAGATAGTTAGCCCCGGGTGCCAAGCCAACAGTTGTTACCAAAATGTATTACGGTGGCGGAAAGGACTTAGGAGTAATCGTCTAAACTCAAAAAGACAACGACGGGGCTGGCGAAGAACAACCTAATCGGGTAAAAACTCTGTACTGTCATCCCATTCTCGTTCCACCAACTGTTCGGCTTCTATTGGGATTTCGGTTGCGTTGAAAGGGTCGTGGGGTGAGCCCCGAAGTTTTTCAGCAAGGTCAGGTCGCACTTCATCAAGAAGGTTGAAATAAACTTGCCCGATTCGTAGGTGTGGAAACTCTCCGTAATGCTGTTGAACAGCAAGCCTGAATCCGTAATAGTTCACTCTGAGCCCCAGTTGCCGTAATCTTTCTTGTTCATACTTTATTATGCCGTGTAAGGGTCAATAAAACAACCTTACAAACCACGATTACTTGCTCTCCATTGTGAAGGTGAGTGGTTCTGCTCTACGTCCCGTTTTTCGTTTTCGTCGTAGTAAAGGCGAAGAATATGAATACATGGGTCGCCTTCCTCAAACTCTTCGTCTTCTACCTCTGTTGTTGGTAAACCGTCGTGTGTGTAACAAACCGGGGCTCCGATGAAGCCAGCCTCGTAGCCGACTCGCATCCATTCCTCAAAGTTTGGTTTCTGGTTCATGACCTCAGTGGGGTCAAAGTTGGGTGCGTCTTTTCCTGCCATGAGGCGAGTGTATCGCTTATGAGGGCTTACCACAACATCTGCGAGGTTTGCGTTGTAAGAATCTCGGTTTCTCTTTTTTCTCTTTTTTTGCGTCGGGTTCAGTCCCGGGTTTTTCTTCTGTCATACATACATAATACGACAAATACCCCCACCTAAGTTCGAACAGGGTGGGGGCACTTGCGCCTCGGGGGTTGTGAGGTAAGTATGACATTAGCGCATAGCGGGGCTGCGCGCGCGAAAGGGCAGACAGCCGAAACCCCCAGCCTTTGTCATGACTGGGGGTGGCTGGGTGCTTACCTGATTTTACGCAGGATTTGCGCCCAATGCGCTTCGCACCACGGCGTGGGCTCGGCAGGGAACGCCACAGCACGCATTAGCACTTCGCCAGCGCACGCACGCTGAGGGTCGCCCTCACGAGAGCATTCGTGTTCTTCCATTTTTTACCTCCTACAACCATTATGCCGTATAAGAGTAAAAAACACAACATTCATCAAAACATTTATTAGTCGTACTGCTTGTCACACATCATTGAGCGTACTTGGTCTGCGCTCAGCAGGAAGCCCCGGGCTGGGTTATCCCCATCAGAGGCGAGACTTATCTTGTTCATCGGCTGGTTGGCACGAAGGTACCGTTTTAGCCGTGCAACGCTGACAATGAAGAAGGAATCCGGGGCCAACCGATAAACCCACCAGTCGGCTGTGGTCACATTTATTCCTGACAACTGCCAGTCTTTACCTGCTGGCTTCTGCTCTGTCTCCACTACCATCTTGCCGTTACGGTACCTGTCTGACTTGACCTCGACAGCCCCGCTCCCGAACAGTTCCTTAGCGTTCTGCTCACCTTGTTCTCCGTAGGTAAGGTCGGCATGAAAGTCGTAGCGTGGTTCGTATCCCATACCTTGACGCTACCACGGGGCTGCGCGCGACGGGAACGGTGGGTGTGGGTCGCTACTCCAAGTAGTTCCCGTCTTTGTCATAGTTCTGATAGCAGTAGAGGCAACGGTTATCCTCGCCTTCGCCGTCCCAACCTTTTTGGTTTGAGGTGCAGTAGCAGGAGTCGTGTTCGGGTTTTATTTTCATACTTCATTATGCCGTGTAAGGGTAAGAATGACAACATTTATTCCAAGAAAGTTATCCACAGACTTTTCCACAGGCAGGGGCTTTGCAGCCCAGCGTTCCGAGTTCGCCAAGTCAGCCCGAAACGGACCCCGGGGCCACCCCACGGCAATGATGCGCTTTCTAATCTTGTCACGGTGGTGGAAAGGACTCTCATCAGGCTTCCACCCCAATCAGGTCGTCAATCATCTCGTCTGTGATTCCCCAGTTCTCTTGCTCTATCTCGTCGTCAATCAGGCTCGTGACCGAGATAAGGTCGCTGGCTAGATTCGCTAGTGTCGTGCTTGACCACGGCAGGTCGGGCAGGTCGGCAGGAGTTGGGTTGGAGTAGGAAGGCATTGTGCCGAGTTGCTTCAACAGTTCTTCTAGTTCGGCTGCTTTGAAAGCAATGAGGAGAAGGTGTTCTGGTTTGGGTTTTTGGTTCTTGTTCATATAACCATTATGCCCTGTAACTCAGAGGGGCACAACCTGTCGCCCAATGTTTCACATGAAACATACTTGCACAATACAAGTAAATTGAGGTTGTGGTTATATCTACTACAAGGCATAATGGTGTTATGAGTGATTACGAAACATACATAATGCAGACCCACGAAGACATTCGCACGGCTATCCGTGCCTATGACAAGTTGCCAGACACAATCCCCACGCAAGTGAAGAAGGACATCTGGAAAGCCCTTGTGGAAGGCTTGAACTTGGTTCAGAACGAAATGGCAAAAATTCCCTCGTAAGAGGTTATGTTCTCAACTTCACAGCCGAATACGCATCTTGCAATGCTTCGTTTAGCGTTGCACGGGGCTTGCTGGTTGCAATATAGTTCTTTAGATGCGTGATTACTGAATCTTCATAATGAAAGCCACCATCTGTGTCATCCATTACTTTTACATTCCTCACCTTTACTGGTGAGATTTCTCGTTTTCCCCAAACCGTTACAGTCCACTGCCCCGTCCTGTAGGTAATGTCAAAGTCGTAGTCGTGTATAGCGAAGAACTTTGTGTACTGAGCCAAGTCTCCAGTAAACTCTTCGGAGTGTTGGTCACTACCCCAACTGACAGGCATTACTTCTTTTTCTTCTTTCGGGGCTGCGCGTTGGTTCGTGATGTGGGTTTACGTTCCCAGTCATTGATGCCACTGAACTTTTTGCCTCTTATTCTCATAAACGAGAATGTAACACAACTTATGCGCCACAACGGTCACAGGGGGGTGGGGCTTGTTTCCAGCCCCGAAGTTCTTCTGCGTAGTCTTCGCTCTGAGCGCAGTCACCACAAAGAAACTCAGCACAGCCGTGTGGACAGAAACCTTTGACAGGCAGTTCCCCACACTCAGAACACTGATGAGACCATCTGTTTGCTGGCATCTCGGGGCTCGCCTACTTGAACTTTGCCCAAGGGTCACGCCCTGCTTTTACTTCGTCTTGTTCCCAGTCAAGCAAGGCAATCGCCCAAGCATCACAGTCGTAGCACGGACACTTACTTGCGTGTCCTTCGGGTTGTTCGGGTCTCATAAGTTCAGGATACATCTCTTTGATTAGTTGGCTGATTAGTTTCATAACTTCAACCTTTCTAAGCGCACTCAGGGCAGAGTGGTCGCCCGTCTTTGTCAAAGTTTAGGGCTTCGGTCATTTCGTATTCGCACTTGGTGCAAGGGATTGGGTACATCTCGTTTTCTTTCATACCTTCATTATGCCTTGTAATAGTCAAGTTCACAACATTGGTCACGAGTTATTTCTCTTGTCTATGGTTTTCCACCAAATGTCCTCGCCTGGATACTTGTCCCTACCGACAGCCCCGCTGTCACTACATTGGGGGAACATACAACTCGGGTCAGCACAGGAGTTAGGTGCGTGGTACAGAGGTGAGTCAATGTCCTCTTCGGGTTCCACTAACTCGGGACTCCTGTCTTCGGGGTCTTGGTCTAAGTCATCGTTCATTTGTAACCTCTACGGAAGTGCCAGCCCTCGGGGTATTCCTCGGGTATGTATTCGCCTTCGGGAATAGTGAGATAGTGCGTGAACTCATTCCACGCTTCCTCTGCTACCCAACAACCGTTCCAATCCTCGCAATACGGCAGAAAGCGTTCTGTGAACTCGTGCCACTCACGAGAGCGATAACGAATACGAGTAGCGCAACGGCAATATGAGTCCACCTCGTAGTCAAAGAAGTCCCGCCGTGTCCACTCGTGGCGTGGTTTGGTCGTGTATGGAAGAGGGGTGTTTGAGCCGTAGGTAGTCATACTTGTTATAAGGGGCGTTGCTTGTCGTAATGTCAAAAAAACTTCGGGGCCTTGGTCTTCATCTCTCACCACCCCTGTTTCCACCTGCCACCAGAAGGTATGCGCTGTGTTCCGTCTGCTGTCCAAGTTTCCCACTCTTCTGCTGGACCTCGGTTGTGTGGCTCTTCCCACTCAATGCGTTCGTCAGTTTCCTCACAGAAACGGACTATGAACTCTGACGGACAGACTCGGAATGAAAGCCAAGACAGAAGTGTCGCCAAAGCAAAGCGAAAGCGAGAGGGATAGGTTGGAAGTGAAGTATTCATAACCCCATTGTGCCTTGTAAGGGTCAAAAACACAACATCTCTTTTCGCAAAGTTATCCACAGCGTTATCCACAGCAGAGCCGTTTGGGAGCCCAGCGTTTGCCAACCAGCAACGAGCCGTCTGTAATGGACTACAAACCAGTCTCGGGGCTGCGCCCCCAACCGTCTGTGTGTTTCTAATGCCTTTACGGTGGTGGAAAGCCTTACTCGGCTATTGCCCACACACGAGAAGGGCGACCTGGTCCCGGCTTTTTGTTTGACATTTCTACAATGTCAATTCTGCCTTCGTCTACAAGTGCTTCCAGCCTCTTTGTAGTGTTCGCCTTGTCCTCACCAAGAAGTTTGGAGATTTCTGATGTTCGTGCTTCACCTAGAAGTGAGACTGCTAAGTACACGGCTTCGTGGCGAGTTAGGTTTGAGAAAAGTGCGTCACGCAAGGCAGGGAAGTTTGACACGGTTGCCACTTTCCGACCACCTACACGCAATTCATTTTTGCTGAGTGTTATGTTGTAATTGTTCATACATTTATTATGCCGTGTAGTAGTCATAATAACAACCTTGACTACAACATTTTTATTGTACGAACACTAGTTCGGTTAGAACAGCGAAAGATGGTCTTCACTCGCGGGGCGTTGGCAGAAGTCGTGGACAAAGCGATAGTGCTGTGTTTCCACTTTTTTGATGTTTTGAGTTCCCCCTTTTGCCCAACCTGTTACAAGGTGTAACACTTGTGCGCTTTTAGGGTCTACTTCGTTATCGCAGATTTCGCAAATGTACCGAGCCATAACAGTCCCGAGTTTACCAGTTCTTTATAAAGTATGAAACTACAAAGAACAACAAACTTAGTGTTGCGAACAATGTTATGTATTCAGCCATCGGGGCCTCCAGTCTCGGCAGGCTCGCTTGCTTGCCTTCTTGCGCTTGTCAGGAATAGTTTGCGCTCTCAACTTTGCCTCCATTGCTTCTCGCAACTGTTCAGGCGTGAGGGGGCGTTGCTTGTGTCCTGCTCTGATGTTTCTACGCTTCCTCATCTCTCGTTACCTTCTTTCAGGCGAAGGTGGCGAGCCCAATGTTCCTCGCACGAAGGCGTTGCGACATACTCGCGTGTTTCGTAGGTAAGACCAGTGTTGTTGTCTGTCCAAGTTCCGTAAGTAATGCCACACTTACAAGTGTCTAGTTTTTCTGTTTCCATATAACCATTATGCCTTGTAGTAGATGACACCACAACCTATCGGTAGGTAAAATCTACTGTCTCTTTCAGCAAGGTTAGACCACCGTGCCAGTCGGGTGCTTTCTTTATGTCTCGCTGAACCACAGCGTCTCTGAACAGGTAGTGACCCTGAGCCACCGGGACTTCAAACCAGTCTCCCTGCCAAATACCAACGTGGTCAATAAGTTTTCCCGTAGGCACACACAGCCCGTTACCAAAGACAATGCCCTTGTCAGGTCTGTCAAACTGTCCTGCTGTGAGGTCTATAAACCATTGGTTGGTCTCCACAATAACGTGACCGTTCCATTTATTAGGAACTTCCGTCACCGACAGAGCCCCGACTGACCAACCTGTCGGTGGTTCGCCGTTTAGCATTTCTCTGTACGACTGTTCGTCTAGTGCGATAGCGTCTACCTGCGTCACCCACGCCTCGATTCCAGTTTGTTTGAGAAACTCCAAACCAAACCGTGAGCCAGCGACACACGCTCCGTCTGTGGTAAGTCTCGGGGCTGCGCCCCTGAGCCACACCGAACTTAGGGTTTCCATCACGATTTGTTCGTCTACCTGCGTTCGGTTTTCTATCTTGCGTTTACGCTTCGTCATACTTCATTATGCCTTGTAAGGGTACTAATCACAACATTCATCTGACATTTCTCCGACGTGCGTTTATGTCTACACAGCGAAAGCACGCTTCGGCTCTCTCGTCCTCGTCATCACACAGCATCACGCCCGACGCCTGAGCCCCGGTCAGTTCGTAAAGACGCACATACCTTGCGTGTTCTGTTTCGTATGGTTTTCCTGTCAGTTTGTCTATCATTCTTCTTCCTCATAATCAGGGAAGTAGCAGTCTCTGTTGATACAGCCACCTTGCGACACACAGTCGTCATAGTAGGCACAGTCCGAACCACCAAGTCCTGAGTGTTCCGTCGCCTCGGGGCTCTTGCGCCTGCCCACGCTCTTGCCCACCTTGTAGGCAATGAGGTT